ATCTTTCGTGGGACATGATTGTCGAGGCAGCAGCAAAGCAGCAGACTCCGCTACAGGAGATGCAGATTCAAGCTGCGCAGTTCGCAACACAGAGTGTTTTTAGAGGACTCGAACAGGAGATTAGTAGCGGCTTGTTCGAGGAACTCGCAAAAGCAACCAAGAAAGCTGTAACTGAAGCGAGTATTGAAACACAGGTTGCGACGACGGTTTCTACTGGCATTAAGCTGCGTCAAAACTACCGTGAGGTGGCTTCTGCTCTACGTGAGAGGTTGCAGGGCACCAAACGGAACTGGCATCGTGTGGCGATCACTGAGCTACACTCTGCACGGGAGCAAGGCGTCGTTGCTGCTATTCTGTCAGGCATAGATGTTTATCGGTTTGCTGACGGGAAAGATAGCCAGGTTGCGGTGGTACCGGATGGGAATGCGTGTGGTTCGTGTAAGCAGCTATATCTGGACCCAGCAACCGGTAACCCTAAGATTTTTAAACTTGGTGAGCTACTAGGCAACACGGGGTCGAATTACGTGCGCCCATGGCGGAAGAACGCCAAACCGGTCGTACCACCTTTGCACCCCAATTGTGAGTGTCATTTGCGGTACGTGCCTGATGGATGGGGGTGGGACAGCAAGGGTAAGTTTACTGTGGTCGATGAAGGGACTGACAAGAGTATTGACGAGGGGGAAGTTATGGCCAAATCTCAAGCGCAGTCACACGAAGTTTTGAATAGTGCCGCTGGATTGATCCCAACGGACGACGACATTGCTAAACTAGAAACTAGGGAACAAATTATTGAAGCTTTAGATCGTATCAATTCGCTCAAAGATATGTACGGGCATGATGGTGATATGTGGTGGAAGTTGAATTGGTTAGGCATCAAAATTCAAGCGCAAGATAAGAAGATTTCTAGCAGCCAAGAGAAACCAGCTGCACCGGATCAAGGGTTGGACAATGGCACCGGCAATCAGTGAGCTAGATAAGGTTGTTGATCCTGTGGGGGCTGCTGTTTCTGTCCTGAAGGGCGTCTTTCGTGGCGGCGATCCCGAGTTGTTGCAGCAGAAAAAAGAAGAGAAGCGCCAGGAACAGGAAGACGCCGGGGCCGGGGATGAGGTGTCGCTGGCGATCAAGATTTTGAAGGCTGACGCTGGCAGCGACCCAGGGCAGTTTCGTGGTGGCGATCCAGAGCTGTTGCAGCAAAAAAAAGAAGAGAAGCGCCAGGAACAGGAGGATTCGGGAGTTTTCGAGGAAGTAATCGAGGACGAGCCAGATCAAGCTGATATCGAAGAGGCGCAGCAGCAACAACAAGACCGCGATGATGCTGCCGGTAAATCGGTACCATTCTCTTTGGCTGAGGCTGGTTCGCAGGTGTCCCCTGTAGATTATGGTGACTATAATCCACGGAATCATAATGGTGATCCGTGGTTTGACGCCCAAAATATCAAACAGAGTAATATCGAGCCCGGTCCAATCCGCCGTGGCAAAAATCAATGGAAGCCATGGTCGGAAGTTTTAGGGTTCAAGATTCCGCCAGAGGGTGCTCCGTGGCAGCACTTGCGTCGTTATGCTTTCTTGGATGAGCCCGGGGTCGCACAGAAAGAGGTCCAGTTATTAGCTAGATCAGTAGAGGAATTTCCTGAGTATGAAGAGCGGGTAAAGAAAGCGTTCTTTACACTATGGGATCGTCTCAATAGCGGCATCACTTTTGATCCTGAGTACCAGATTTACAAAGCAGAGAAAGGCGAGGTTGTTGCCGGGCACAAGTATATCTTTCGGAAGATGGGGTCCGATGGACGCTGGGTATACCAATATACTAATGCTCCCCATACCAGTAATCACGGTATACAGGAGACAGGCAACCAACAGGGTCACTCGATAGATATGCATCCGGATTGGGCTGCGGAAGACCCTAACGGGCACAACCCCGAAGGAGGATTCCACCATGCTCGATCTAAGGCGCTTGACACTCCCGCTCAGTACCCAATTGATGTCACAGATCTGACGACGTTACAGCCCGTGCGCCATATGTTGGTGATCAAGCCAGACAATAAACATAAGCCATTGGCACTACATGAGGCTAAGACAACAGATAAAGGGGAGGTTGTCGGTAAACGTAAGAAACAATTTGCAGGGTTCAAATCCTTTGAAGATTTTGTGCGGAGTACCAACGTCAATACTGAGCATGATATTCACGGTAAGCCGTGGTTTCAGTGGAAATCAGCCGGGGAGAAATCAGAAAACAAGCCGCCGGAAATGCGTCCGGACGAGTTCCCGGAGGACTTCAAGAAGCGTTTGGAGGAGCACAAAAAGAAGGCAAGTAAGCAACGTTTAGAGATCAGGTACCATAAAGATAGTGCGTTTGCGAAAGACCCTCCGGAAGGGCAGCGTCAAACTCCTGGGGCTGACGGTAAAGGTAATTGGCACCAAGGGCCAATGAGTGTTCACGCCCTGGAGAAGCGTGTTGCGAAAGAGCGAGCTGAACAGGCTGCCATTGCGTTAAATCCTGAAGGCCCGCGGTACTATAAGCCCGTGGAGCAGTTTGCGGCTGACCCCGATAATCCAAGACCTCACACAGCCGTACTTGAATCTGGTCAGTTTCCCAGGACTGAAAAGAAGGTTACTCGTACCATACAAACAGCGGCGGGCGTTCGAGCGGCGCACAGTCGTACGATAACTCAGACGACTCATGAACTTCAGGTGCCGAGCGATAAGCGTTTAGAGCTTAGTCGGAATATAGCTATTGAACATGGTGGGATGATCCACAAGCTGGCAACAGATATCATTCGTGGGGTTAGCGATAAACAGAATGAGCCATTCTCAGGTCAACATCAACGCGACTTAGTAGCAGTCTTGACAGTCGAGCCTACTATCGCGGCCATTAACCGTACTATGGATGAGTACAATCCTAGTATGACAAGTTCGAAGGATCCCACTAAGGGTGTCCGGTTCTCCAGTTTTCTGTATTGGGCTCTTAAAGGAGAGATGCGCCACGCACTTGCGGAAACTTTGAAACAGGGGGGTACCTCAACGAGTGAGGAGGGCCACGCTGCATTACAGGCGAAACAAGCACGCTCTGCTGTTCAGTCGGAGATGGCATCTGCTGCGAGTACTAAGCCCGAAGAGGTTGGGTGGGGGGACACGTCTGGGTCCGAGTTTTCAAGTTTGTCAGGGATACCCGGTGTAGATGAGGCCGATATTCTGGAGGAGCTGCCAGTAAGTAAATATCTGGCTCATGGTGGTGGCGTACTTGCAGACGGTTCTTCTATCTCTTCAGATGATGTTCGAGAGATGCGGCAGAGTGGAAAAGACCGAGGCGTAAAAACTGGTGCAGATCGCGGAGCACCAGATAGTTTGGACAACATTGTTGATCTCCCTATTAGTTTTCTTGGGTTTGAACACCCGACTCTTACGAATTATATCGAAAAGAACGATATCCAGACTGTTGGTGAGCTTCAAGCGGCGATGCAGGACAAGAAGAGAACACTACCGGATAAAGATCGCGCGGCCGTGGCAGGGGAGTTGCAGCAGCGTTTGTTCGAGGCGGAATGGGAGGCGCGGGACGCAGCAGGCGGCGGCCGAGTCAGCAAGGCAGTTGCACAAGAACCGTCTAAAGATCAGTCGGGGGTGTCCTACGTAGGGCAGGCCGGGAGTTTGGGCGCTCAGCGATATATGTACGAAACGGGTAACGGCAATATTGTGCACGGGACGAACGCACCGGAGGACCATGACGATCACGTACCAGGGCTTGGACCTCCAGTCGTGCACCCGAACGAGCCCACGCCAGACACGAATCCGGAGATGTTTGACGCCGAAGGGCGCAAGCTTGACAGGCCAGTCCCCCAAGATGCTGAGGACAATCCTGAGTACAACCCGGACAAGACGACAGGGAATAGCTGGGCAAAGCGGTTTTCTGATCCCGAAACTGGGGATACCAATTACGCTTACTACCACCGAGATCAAGTTCTTGATCCCAAAATGCAGAACAATTTGTCGTTGAAGTATGTGGATGCTCAGCTGCCTAAGATACGAACGTGGTATCAGTCGTTGATTGCTGACGCTGATCCACAACAACAGGCTGTCGGACTCTTTGTGGCCCTTGCGGATCAAGGGCACGTCGCACCGGGAGATCTGGAGTCGTTGGCCGTCAAGGATGTTCGTGTGTCCGACAACACGGCAACTTTCGCAACAAGCGCTGGTCAAGTGCAGGTTGCGCTAGATGGTCCAACGAGTGGAGTGCTAGAGCAGTTAATGGAGGGGAAGGCCCCTGAGCAACCTTTATTTTCTTTGAATGGCCAGCAGCTCAGGCAAGTTTCTGTGAACAAATTTTTTACGAGTACGTTTGGTGTGGCTATTGCCACTCTCCAGACCTACCACATTACGGCGCGGTTTTCAGTGTTGTTTCAACAAATGTTGTCTAAGTTAAAGACCTCGCCTTCGACGCACGAGCTGCAAGATTTGAAAGATCAGGTTCTGCAACAGGTGTCAGAAGAGTTTGGGGTTCCTGCCCAAGCTGTAGCACAGTATATTGATCCCATTGCTGTCGAAGCGGCTATGATGTCGGCGTTTGTGCACAAAGCGTTGTGCAAGAGTCACAAGTTACAAGATCGCTATACCTTCCAGGGCATGCCCATTTCTATTGAGAATAGGAAGGGTAGTGTTCGTCATTGGCATGACCAAAACGCAGATAAAGACGGCCAGACAAAAATGCTGTTCGATTATGGCTATATTAACCGCACTAAAGGTGTCGATGGCGACCATGTAGACGTGTTTGTCGGTCCCGATGAGTCAGCTGAGGTGGTGTTTGTTGTCCACCAGATGAAGGCCCCCAAATTTACTGAATTTGATGAGGATAAGGTTATGGTGGGGTTTCCTACTGCGGATGCAGCTACTAGTGCTTATTCGAAGCACTATGACTCGCCTAAATTCTTTGGGGGCTGCACGGCGATGTCGGTGGAGAAGTTCAAGGATAAAGTGCTGGGAGCTAAGCGCGCCTGTATGATTAAGGCAATGGTCTGGACGGTAACTTCGGGCCTAACTGAGTTAACGCCCGAAGAGAAACTATTTAGCCAGTGGGTTCACTCCTACCCTATGCATGAGCACGAGCAGCACTGGGGTGCGCTACAACAGCACGCGCAGCAGCAGGACCAGAAGCAAGCTGAAATGGAGCAGCAACAAGAGCAGCAACAAACTCAAGTTCCACAGGGACTATTAGGTACCCCTTCGTCGGAAGAAGAGGTCACTCAGTGAATCATGTCTTAATATGTCATTGTGGCGAGGTGTTGCTCAAATCTACCGACGCAGTGACCAAGCTTCGTTCGAAGATTGTCATTTTTAAGGGCATGAGTGCCATAGCTGTCTGTAAAGGGTGTGGAGCCGAACTGCCTATCCCGGTTCGTCTAGACGTTTCAGATTTGATTCAGAAGTCTCGGAACCCTAAGCTCTTTCTTCTCAAGTAGCTGATTTTCCTGGGCCTTTTTGGTCTATTCTGTAAAATATCGGTATGATTGCTTTTTGTTTGACTCCAGAGGGGTAGGGTTGTAAAGTCTTCGCAGTAAACGTTCTCAATCATAACGGCTCCATAAAGGGAGATAGGGCAGAGCGCCCCGTCTCCCTTTTTGTTTTTGGACACATGATAGACTTTAATACCGACGACACGTTTGAGTTCTGGGTTCCGATGCAGCTGGTAAAAGCTGCCTCAGACGCTACTGCTGCCGGTGAAGAGCCCAGACGTTTGATTCAAGGGCTTGCTTCCACGGACGATTTAGACCTCCAGAATGAGACAGTCGACCAGCGTGGTATTGATTTCTCGTATTTCCTGAAGCACGGTTACTATAATAACGACCACAAACCGGGCTTTGAGAATAAAGTTGGCCAACCAATGGAGTGTAAGGTCACTCCTGCGGGTCTTTGGACCAAAGGCTTTTTGTTTAGAAGTCACAAGATTGCCAACTCGATTTGGGAGCTAGCTAATGCGCTAGAAGTATCCAAGTCAGATCGTAAGTTGGGGTTTTCGATTCAGGGTAAGGTCACAAGGCGACAGGGCAGACGTTTGGCGAAGTGCTGGATTCAGGATATTGCGATTACAGCTGCCCCGATTAATACTCACACCTGGCTTGACGTACTGAAGTCCCTCAACGCAGTTTCTGACGAGATGTGGTCTCCTTCTGAGGAAGTTTCTATTTCTCCCCGTCTTATTTCCCCGGTGACTAGGGTTGGTTGTGGGATGTGCGCTGCTGCTAAGAAATCGTTGCTGGCCATTGACGAGTCGCAGATGGATCTGCGTAAGGACCACAAAAGCGCATGCAATTGCGGTAGGTGCAAGCACGACGACGACGAAGATGAGGAAAAGGCTTTAGGAGCATCCTCAGTTCCTTCTCGTGTGGAGAGTCTAGATAGTGGGGTAAAAGATCAGAATTGGGCCGATGTAACTAATCGTTCGATTGTGAAGGCTCTTTCTTACGATGAGTGCGTAGACATTCTTTGCCAGTATCGGGATTTGTCACGGCCTGATGCCACGGTCGTGGTTGATGCCGTTTTTACGATGAGCGAACAAACACGGTAGGAGGAACCTAATGACCGCTAAAACTATTCCCGGTAACGAATTTTTCAAGGCGTTGGGACGCCTTGAGGCGTTCGCCGGGAGCGGGAAGGAAGAGGAAATGCAGAAGGCACAGCTGTTCCATACTCCATCCGACAGCGAGCGTACTAGCTGGGCGGGTGGCAGTAAGAAGGAGATCGGCAATAAGTGGGACGATTCGATCGGTAACGATGGGACCGACTACCACCCCGCTCGTAAGTCGATTGCTGAGAAGGCTCTGAAGGGTATTCCGCTGTCTCCCGAGGAGATTGCGATTCTGAAGAGCGATATTGAGGAGGGGTTTGGCAAGGGTGGCTTCCCATTTGGGAAGGATGACGATAAGGACGACGACGATAAGAAGGGCGACGACAAAGAGAAGAGCCTGCCACAGCCGCAGCCGATTCCGGTTACGAAGTCGACTGAGGGGCTGACCTACAAGGCTACGGCGCCGGATGTTGAAGTAGAGGACCACGTCAATAAGGACTCTTTCGGCAAATCGTTTTCGGTTGCAGTCGGTCAGTCGGAGTCGATCCAGAAGGGTCTGGAGATTTCCGAGTTCTTGACCGATCTGGTCAAGGCATTTGGGGCGGGCATCGGTGGCGTTGAGCAGCGGACCACGGCGTTGGTGGAAGAGGCGACCAACGTGATGCTGAACAAGCTTGGTTCGTACATGGATAGTCGTTTCGAGGAGCAGGCTGGTTTCAATAAGTCTCTCGCAGAGGCGATTGTAAATATCGGGCATGGCGTGGCTGGCAACATCTCGACGCTGAATGAGGTGGCGCAGGCTCCGGCGGGCGCTCCCAAGAGTCAGCTTCGGGCAGTGCATGCGGTTGAGAAGTCGTTTGGTGGGCCGGCAGGGGAGTCGATTTCCAAGGCTCAGAAGCTGGATGCGCTGGTTGATATGGTCGAGAAGGGCAAAATCAACTCGCTCGAAGTGCTCAAGTTCGAAACCACTGGGCAGCTCCGGCCTGACCTGGACGCGCTTATCACGAGCCACGTTCAGAGCGGCGGCAAGCAGTAAGCCCGAGACGCGGAAAGGAGAACCAAGAAATGTACGGTCAGATTAGTCTGCGTCAGTACGAGGGGCTTAACGGCTTTGGCATGGCTCCCGCAACTGACGTGCAAGAACTCGCGAAAGCCCTTGAGGCTGGGTATCAGGTTACGAATCAGACGGGTGGTTCGGCTCTTCGAGTGGAGAGTTTGGAAGCCAGCTTAAAGGTCGTAACGTGGTCAAACCACCATATCAAGTTTTGGAAGAAAATCCCAAAAAGCCCAGCATATTCAACAGTTGAGGAATACAATCAATTAGTAAATTACGGGCCTGCTGGTGCTTTCCCGTTTACGCAGGAAGGTGAGCTGCCTCCTAGCACGGATACGGCATACGCGCGGCGCACGCAGCTCATTAAGTTCATGGGCACGACTCGCGAAGTTACGCATCCGGCTACGTTGGTCCACCCGGCGCATGGCGACATCATCGCGCTGGAGAACCAGAACGGCATTCTGTGGCTGCTGGAGCGTGTGGAGCAGGCTCTGTTCACGGCTGACAGCTCGCTGGCATTCTCGACTGAGAGTGAGCAGTGGGACGGCCTTGACGCGTTGATCGCGGCGACTAGCTTTCTCGATCTGCAAGGCCAGCCCATGCAGGAGGCTGATGTCGAAGAGGCGAGCAACACGATCATCGAGGCGTACGGTTACCCGACCGACTTGTTTATGGGAACCCGCACGCTGAGCGACCTGACCAAGACGATGTATCCGCGTGAGCGGATTGCGCTTCCTGCGCCGTCGAATGGTCAGATCGGGCAGGCAATCAGCACGATCGCGACCCAGGCAGGCGTGATCGAGTTTAATCCGGACATCTTCATTCGTCGGCTGCCGAATCCGCCAGCGGCCACAACGCATGCAAATGCTCCGGCCACGCCGCAGGTTCCGACCACGGCATCCGCAGGCATCGATGCAGATTTCAA